GGCCGGAATCAGTACCTCAGCCAAGGCAGCACGACGAACTCACAAAACAGGATTTTCGGCCTCGTCACGATCAACATTTTTTCGGCCGCAGGTGTAGGCCCTGGCGCCAACTACACGATCGGGAAAAGGATCCGCGATCTTTACAATAGGGTGAACGTGTCGGGGGTTTTCTTCGACGCTCCAATAGGTCCAGAGGCTCTGGCTTCACCAGCTCCCGAGGGCTATTTCCAAACACAGGTCCGTGTGACCTTTGAATCCATCGAGGAACTCTGACCCATGGCCATTCTCCGAGGAGAGCAAGGCGCTGTCCAATTCGACGCCGCCGGCTCTACAAACGCCACCATCGTTGGCACCCGCAGCTGGACTCTTTCCACCACGAAGGAAACTCTGGACGTTACCGATCACGGTGACACCTTCCGTTCCTTTGTTGGCAGCCTGATCTCCGGCTCCGGCACCGTGGAACTCGTCTACGACCCCGACGCAACTGGCCAGGCTGCCTTCTTGGAAGACGTTCTGACCACTGCTGATGCTGCAGACGCAACCTTCGAGCTGTTCACTACCGGCACCACCTCCGGCTCTGATTCAATCAGCTTCGCTGGAATTATCACTGACATGGAGATTTCTTCTACTGTTGGTGAACTTGTTGTCGTTAGCTGCAACTTTGTGACCAGCGGTGCTATCACCGGCAACCTGGAATAATCAGGTGTATAGTCGGGGCGATTTATTCGCCCCCTAGATGGCAGCCCAAAAGCGAACTGTCGATCTGCTGGTTGAGGCATTTGACCTCAGCCAGCGTCGCAAATTTGTTCTTAAGAATGCAGACGGCAAGCCCGTCGTTGATCTGTATTTCAAGCCGATCACCCGCGCTGATCGCAAGAAGGCTCAGTCCCTTGCTGGCAGTGAAGAAGCGCTAGAGATCAGCACCCAGATGCTGTGCCAGATGGCAGAGCTTGAGGATGGGACAAAGGCCTTTGCCGCGGCCGATGCACCGAAGCTTCAGCGCCAACTGCCTGAGTCTGTGCTCAACGAACTGGAACTGTTCCTGTTTGGCCTCGGTGAAGACACCAGCATGGAAGAAGCAAAAAACGACTGAAGCAGGACAACTGGCTCAACTTTGAGTTTTTCTTGGCCTGCGAGTTAGGCATGACAGTGAGCAAGCTCCGCACGGAATTGACCGACGCGGAGTTCGTTCATTTTGCGGCGTACTATGAGCTGAAAGGCGAGCGGGAAGAGCAGGCAATGAATAAGGCAAGGCGCCGCCGATAGACTGCATTCAGTCTTGGGCGTGCTGTGGCAGACGTTGCCATTAGGTTTGAAACGTCGCAGGCCAAGCGTGCGACAAAGGATCTAACTAGCGATACAAAGAAACTTCAGGAGGCTGTACGCGGTAGCCAAGGCGCTCTTGAGAAGCAGGGCCGGGCTGCAGGTGCAGCGGCTGCTGGGACGGCGAAGTTTGGGGCCTCGGCAAAACTGGCGGCCCCTGGTGTTCGTGCGCTTGGTGCTGCAGTCAAGGCAGCGTTAGGCCCTGTCGGCCTGCTGCTGTCGGCTGCGGGTGCAATGACCCAAGCCTTTGGCGTTCTAGCAAAACAGGATTTTGCAGAGGCAAAGGTTCGCACTCTTGGGGTCAACAGCGAAGAACTGACCAAGCGGCTCAAGGGTGTCAGCCGCGAGCTGAACGGTCAGGCCAGCGTCGTCGAGCTGACTGCTGCGGCCTATGACGTGGCTTCGGCTGGTTTTGCTAATGCAGCCGATAACGCCAAGATCTTGCAGGCGGCCAGCCAAGGCGCTACCGGTGGCTTCTCTGACATCAACACCGTGGCCGATGCGGCCACCTCTGTTCTGAACGCCTACGGCAAAACGGCGGACGAAGTCGGCGCCATTGTCGATGGCTTTATTCAGACCCAGAACGACGGCAAGATCATCATTGGCCAGTACGCGGCCAACATCGCAAAAGTGTCGCCAGTTGCGGCTGCCTTGGGTGTTGAGTTGGCCGAGGTGAACGCGGCTGTCGCCCAGATCACCGCAGGTGGCACCAACGCCGAGATGACCTTCACAGGTCTGAAGACGGCATTCGCTCAGATTGCTTCTGGCAACGTCGGGAAAGAGTTCAAAAAGTACGGCGTCGAGATCAACGCGGCGACGATTAAGAGCGACGGCCTGGCCGGCACCTTGGAGAAGATCAAGAAAACAGGTGCAGACGCTGGCACTGTGATCAAGGCGTTTGGCACCGAAGCCGGCCCTGCAGTTTTGGCCCTGCTGGAAAATACCGACAAATACAACAGGCTTTTAGAGAATCAGAAGAAGGCTCAAGGGGCTGCGGCCAAGGCTGCATTTGAGGCAAGTGACACGATCAACGGATCGCTAAACAGGCTGCGCGTTGCGTTTGAAAACCTGTTTGCAGATGGCGGAGAGCTGGGCGATCTGCTCAAGCTGATTTTCAAAGGCGCGGCCGTAACGGTCGAAGTGTTTGGCGTCACGATCAACAATTTGCTGGCGCCCTTTAGGGCTATTGGTGCGGCGGTCAATGAGTTTGGAGAGACGATCGCCGAAGCCTTAGGGGTCAAGGGCGTGAATATCGCCTTTGAGATGCAGGAAGCCTACAAGGGCGTTTTGGGTGTCTTTACCCAAATCAGCGATTTCATCGTTGGCCTCGGCGTCAGGTTTGGCAAGTTCTTGGGCGGAATTGTCACTGGGACAAACGACACAGCTAACGCAATCAAAAAGAACCTGATTGGCGGATTTCAGGATGCATTTAACGGCATCAAAACCGCGATGCAGAACTTTTACAACGGCCTCCCTGGCTGGGCGAAGTTCCTAATTGAGGGAGCCGCAAAAGCTGCAGGCATTGTTGGTGGCCTTGTTCAGACCGCGATGGGCGGCGTCCAGCAGGTCGCGCAGAACGTCATTGGCGCAGCCGCGCCGCTAGTCACTGGGGCGGCCGGCGCTGTTCAGCAATTTGCCCAAACGACTATCGCCGAGGGTCAAGGCTTTAAGGCCGAGGAAAGGCTCAGGGTCGCTAACGCTCAACAGCAGCAGGCTGCAAACGGGATTGTTCCTACTGGCGGCGGACTTGGCAAAGATGCGCAGAAGCTTGAGGAGCAGCGTCAGCAGGCGGCGCAGCGTCTAGAGGAAGCGGCAATTCAGCAGCAAGAACGGAAACAGCTTGCTTACGAGGACCAAGTCAACAAGCTGCACGAGCAACAGGCACTGCAACGGGCGATCATCGAGGGCAATGTCGAAGAGGTCGCCAATGCCTACTTGCTGAAAGATCTGATCAATCAGCATGGGGTTGAGCGCGGAAACGTCCTTTACCAGAACGAACTAAACCTGCAGTCAATACAAAAGCAGGTCGAAGAGCACAAGAAGCTTGAGGACCAGCAGAAGAAAGCTGGCGAGGCCATGAAGGCGCTCTACATGGACATCGGCATGACGATTAAGGACAGCGTCGTCGAGGGCATTAAGGGCGCAATCAAGGGCACGAAGAGCCTGCGCGATGTGGCGATGGGCCTGCTCGACAGCATGATGAACAAGCTGATCGAGTTTGCTGTCAATGCAGCCTTGTTTGGCGTCGTCCCCGGCGGTGGCGGTGGCCTTTTTGGCGGCATCTTTGGCGGCATCTTTGGCGGCAAGCGTGCAGCTGGCGGCCCGGTCTCTGCCGGCAAGTCCTACTTGGTGGGCGAGAAGGGCCCAGAACTTTTCACCCCCAGCCGAGGCGGCAGCATTGTCCCCAATAATCAGATGGGCGGCGACGTCAACGTCAACGTGAACGTGGACGCCACCGGCAGTAGCGTGGAAGGCAACGACACGCAGGCCAATCAACTAGGCGCAGCAATCGCCGCGGCCGTCAAACATGAGTTGATCATGCAGAAGCGTCCTGGAGGTCTCTTGAGCTGATGGCTACCTTCCCCTCGATTACACCGACTTACGGCGCGTCGAAAACCAGCAACCCCATGAAACGGGTTGTGCAGTTTGGCGATGGCTACCAACACCGGCTAACGGTTGGCCTGCCCACTCATATGAACCCGAAGGCGTGGGATCTTGCTTGGAACGTGTCAGAAACTGACGCCGACACAATCGAGGCATTCCTAGATGCGAGGGCAGAAGACCAAGCCAGCTTTGACTGGAGTCCACTAGACGATTCGGAAACTTACAAGTGGATCTGTCAGGAGTGGACGAAGACAATCCCCTACAACAACCGGGCCACAATCACAGCTCGTTTTATTCAAGTCTTTGAGCCCTGATGGCGATCCCAACTTCTGAACTTCAGAAGATCAACCCGAGCAGCCTGATCGAGCTGTTCGAGTTGACGCTGACCGAATCGCTCCACGGCGCCGATACGACCTACCGCTTTCACAACGGGACTTCCGAGGTAGGTACCCAAGATATTGTCTGGGATGGCAACACTTACACCAAGTATCCGATCCAAGTCGAGGGCTTTGAGTACAAGGCCGACAGCAGTAGCCTCCCTCGCCCGACTCTGCGAATCTCGAACATTTTCGGGGCGATCACGACGCTAATCCTGAGCGCCAACGACAAAACACCGGGTAACGATCTAACCGGTGCAAAGCTTGTTCGGATCCGCACCCTCGTTCGCTACATCGACGCGGTGAATTTTGAGGACGAGACCAACCCCTACGGCACACCGGACACGGCAGCCCTCCTGCCGACTGAAACGTACTACTTGGCCCGCAAGGTAAAAGAAGACCGCGACGTGGTCGAGTTTGAAGCGGCGGCCAGCTTTGACCTAGCCACCGTCAAGGCACCTAAGCGGCAGTGCAATCAAAACCTTTGCCCGTGGATTTACAAGGGCGCAGAGTGCGGTTACTCCGGCACTAATTACTTTGACGAGAACGACAATTCGACGATCATTACGGCTGAGGACAAATGCGGCAAGCGCCTTAGCAGCTGCGAAATTCGATTTGGTGAGAATGCCGAGCTACCGTTCGGGGGCTTCCCAAGTATTGGTCTATTCGGCGGATGAAGGCGGCAGCAAAAGCGAAAGCGTTGGCCCATGCGCAGGCCGAAGATCCTCGCGAGTCATGCGGCCTTCTTGTCGTCGTCAAGGGTCGAGAACGGTATGTGCCATGTAAAAACTTGGCTGATACAAGTGATTTCTTCATCCTCGACCCAATCGACTACGCCGCCGCTGAGGATCAAGGGGAAGTCGTAGCAGTCATCCATAGTCATCCGGTCACGCCGCCTATCCCCAGTGAAGCTGACCGCATTGCTTGTGAAAAGTCCGAGCTTCCTTGGTACATCGTCAACCCAAAAACCAAAAAGTGGGGCCAGTGCTTGCCCGAGGGATACAAAGCCCCGCTGATTGGTAGGCAGTGGGTTTGGGGTGTCTCTGACTGTTGGACATTGGTCCGCGATTGGTACGGCGAGCAGGGGATCGAGCTGCCTGACTGGGACCGGCCTAGGTCATTGATCGAGTTCAACGAAAACCCGATGTTTGACGACTGCTGGGAAGAGGCCGGCTTTTACGAGGTGAGCTTCGACGACATGCAGCCAGGCGACGCGATGCTGATGGCAGTCGAGTCAAACAAGCTCAACCACGTCGGCGTCTATGTCGGCGATCAAATGGTCATCCATCATCTGTGCGGCCGTTTGTCCAGTCGCGATCAGCTCAGCGAGTGGTTAGTAAACTGCACTGGTAGGGTGCTGCGCTATGCAAACGGAAGTCAAGCTCTACGGACCGCTGGCTAAGTTCGTTGGGCGGCGTAGTTTCCTAGCTGAGGTAAGCAGTGCGGCAGAAGCCGTCAGGATGTTGCTGGCCAACTTCCCTGGGCTTGAGCGCCATATGGCGGACTGGAATTACAAGGTTGTCGTCGATAACTACGAATCAGAGCTAGACGATATTCACAACCCAGCCTCGGGTTGTATTCAGATCATCCCTGTGGTTGCGGGCGCAGGATTCTGGAAGAGCTTCGGCAAGATTTTGGCCGGGATTGCACTTGTCGCGGTTGCCGTGATTAACCCCTTCGGCGCTGCTGCGATCGGCACGTTCGGTATTGGTGCCGGCTCGATTGCTGTGTCGAGTGTTGTTGGCCTGATTGGTGCCTCGTTGATTCTTGGTGGCACGGCGCAACTCCTTAGCCCAACCCCGCAGATTGGCCAGCTTGGCCCAGCTGCTGGTTTTAGTCCCGTCAAGTCCACAGAGGGCACAGCATTAGACCCGCAGGGCCAAGACTCTTACAGCTTCAGCGGGATTCAGAACACCTCAAAAGCTGCCACGACCATTCCCGTGGTCTTTGGCGAAACTGTGGTGGGATCGGTGGTGATCTCGGCTGGCATTGACGTTGACAACAAATGAGCAAGCCTGAGAAAAAACAAGATCAGATCATTGGTGCTGGCGGCGGCGGCGGTGGTCTTGTTATTCAGACGCGGCAAATTCAAAGTGCCCCACCTCAAGCCAGAACGCCGACGCGCACAGCTGACAACCTCAGCTCTACAGCTTTCGCCAATATCCTCGACCTGATTGGCGAGGGTGAAATCGAGGGGTTCCCGTCCGCTCGTGCATACACCAGGGGGACGGACAACTACAACAAGGCACTTCTAAAGGACGTTTTTCTCACCAATACACCCGTGCTCCGGGCGTCTGCAGACGTCACCAATCTGTCGGATACCGACTACAACTTCAAAGGGGTGACGGTAACGCCAAGGTATGGCACCAACGCCCAGACCTATATCCCAGGGTTTGAGGCATCTGAAAGCGTCGAGTCTGTTGGTCTTGAGGTTGTAAAAGACACCCCTATTACTCGGCAGATCACCAACTCAAACGTCGATGCAGTCAGGGTTTCCGTTGCCGTCCCTCGCCTAGAGAAAGCTACAGATGAGGGCGACGTCTTGGGAACTGAAGTCACGATCAGGATCGACGTCCAATACAACGGCGGCGGCTTCACTACGGCTAAGACGGACACGATCAGCGGCCGAACTGTTGACAAGTACGAGCGCGACTACGTCATCGAGCTAGACGGGGCGTTCCCTGTCGATATTCGGGTTGTCCGGGTTTCGGATGACTCAACCGATCAAAACGTTAATCCGACGCAATTCGCGACCTACACCGAACTGATTTACAAGAAGTTGCGCTATCCAAATAGTGCGCTTGTTGGCCTTCGTTTTCAGGCTGAGCAGTTCAGCTCGATTCCGTCGCGGGCCTATCGTATTCGTGGCGTAAAGGTCAAGATCCCAAACAATGGGACTGTCGATCAAGAGACCGGCAGGATCACCTACTCAGGAACATGGACGGGAACATTTGGCGCAGCACAGTGGACCACATGTCCGGCCTGGATTTTATATAACCTTCTGACCAACAAGCGGTACGGCTTCGGCGATCACATCGCAGAGGCGCAACTCTCAAAATTCGACTTCTATTCCGCCTCTGTTTACGCAAATGAGGAGGTCGATGCTGGCCTCGGTGATGGCACCAAGGAGGCGCGTTTTAGCTGCAACGCAAACATTCAAAACCAATACGAGGCGTACAAGCTAATCAATGACCTTTGCTCGGTCATGCGCAGCCAGCCTTTCTGGTCTGCTGGCGCGTTGACTCTTTCGCAAGACAAGCCGAAAGACTCTAGCTATCTATTCAACCGCTCCAACGTCCTTGAGCCTGGCTTTAGCTACGCCGGCTCGGATATGAAGACCCGGCACACTGTCGCGATCGTCAGTTATCTCGACCTTGAAACAAGAGAGCAGCAATACGAAATCGTCGAAGATAGAGACGCCATCGAGAAATACGGATGGGTCGCGACTCAAATCAAGGCTTTTGCCTGCACATCGCGGGGCCAAGCAAACAGGCTCGGCCAGTGGATTTTGTTCACCGAAAATAGAGAAACTGAGGTTGTTAGCTTTAGCGCGTCTATCGAAGCTGGGACGCTCGTGCGCCCTGGCAGTGTGATCGACGTCCAAGATCCAGTTAGAGCAAATCAACGCTACGGCGGAAGGATTTCAAGCGCAACGGCCAGTGTCGTCACGGTCGATAATGCAGACGATCTGCCCGATGAAGATGGCACCCTGTCGGTGTTGCTTTCTGATGGCACAGTCGAAACGCGAGACGTATCCTCACGCGATGGCACCGCGATCACGGTTTCGTCTGATTTCAGCAGTGCACCAAACGCGAACAGCGTGTGGATATTTCAGACGGATTCAATCCAGACGCAACAATTCCGCGTGTTGACGGTCGAGGAGCAAGACCAAACTGTCTATGCAATCAGTGCGCTCAAGTACGACTCCTCCAAATACGACCACGTCGAGCGTGGTTTTGAGCTGTCTTCTCGGACGATCACGGATCTCAACCCAATTCCAAATCCGCCCGACAATGCAAGCGCTAGCGAGAAATTTTATGCGGTAGACAACAAAGCCAAGGTCAAAATTATTGTCAGTTGGTCTGCCGTGAAGGGCGTTCCGCAGTACAAGGTCCGCTACAGGGCAGATAACGACAACTGGGAGACTCTCAACGTTGCCCGGCCTGATGTTGAGATTCTGGACACCAGGGCCGCGACGTACACGATCGAGATCTACAGCATCAACTCGCTGGGCCGTCAGTCCTCAGACTTCACCAGCCTTTCGTTTAACGCGATTGGAAAGACTGCAGTCCCTGGTGATGTCCAGAATCTGCAGTTTGAAGCCACCAGCGACAAGGAAGGAACGCTGAAGTGGGATGAAACTGTCGATCTTGATGTCAAGCACGGCGGCAAGGTCTACATCCGCCACAACAGCCTGACCGATGGCAGCGCTAGCTGGAGTGACTCGGTTGACCTGATTGAAGCTGTCGCCGGTTCTTCTACCAGCGCCAAAATCCCGTTGGTTGAGGGTGAAGTCTTCGTCAAGTTTGCTGATGACGGCGGACGCCTGAGCACCAATGAAGTCAGCGTGATCATTGATCTGCCTGACACTCGCGGCAAGCTGCTGTTGCAATCGCGCCGGGAAGATCAGGATTCGCCTCCGTTCCAAGGCACCACAACCGACACCTTCTATAGCGACGAGTTTGATGCGCTGACCCTGGCTAGCACCGCTGAGATCGACGACAAAACCGAAGACATCGACGATTGGGGCACCATTGACTTCTTAGGCGACACCAAGACTTCGGGTGAGTACGCCTTCGCCACCACGCTTGATCTTGAGGGCGTTTTCTCGCTTGATCTCAAGCGGCGCTTTGTCACCCGTGGCTTCCTGCCAGACGACTTGCTGGACGAGCGGACAGACAACGTTGATAGCTGGGGTGATTGGGACGGTGATGTCACGGACAAGGTGAACGCCAAACTGTTCGTGCGAAAGACCGACGACGACCCGAGCGGTTCACCGACCTGGGGCAACTGGGCAGAGTTCACCAACGGCACCTTCAAAGGCCGCGGCTTCCAGTTCAAGACCGAGCTAACCAGCAGCGACACCTCGCAAAACATCCTTGTCGATGAGCTGGGCTACGTCGCAGAGTTCGAGCGGCGCACCGAGAACAGTGATTCCGCGATTGCAAGCGGCACTGGCACGAAATCGGTCAGCTTTGGAAATGCCTTCTTTGTTGGCACTGCTTCGCTGCTAGGGGCAAACACGAGGCTTCCCGCTGTTGGCATCACAGCGCAGAACATGCAGAGCGGTGATTATTTCACGGTGAGCAACGTTTCCGGCACCGGGTTTGACGTGAACTTCTTCAACTCGTCTGATACCGGGATTTCTAGGAACTTCAACTGGTCTGCGGTTGGCTATGGCAAGGCAGGCTAAAGTGACCCTAAAGACTGGCTAGACGGCTGTGGCAACACACGACTATTCGCTTGCTAACCAAGACGGGGCCAGCTTCCGTTCAGATCTGAATAACGCGCTCGCCGCAATCGTTAGCAATAACAGCTCTTCTACTGCTCCGGCCAGCACCTTTGCCCATCAAATCTGGGTTGATACCACTGCCAACGTGATCAAGCAGCGCAACGCTGCGAATGATGCATGGATCGAGCTTTGGCGAATTGACGGCGGATTTAACGCCAAGACATTTAGCAGCAACGTCACGCTGAACGCTCAGTCTGATCTGCGCTTTGCTGATTCAGATAGCAGCAACTGGGTTGCATTCCAAGCACCTGCCACGGTTGCTAGCAATGTGACCTGGACGCTGCCTAGTGCTGATGGCACGGCAGATCAGGCGCTTGTGACGAACGGCTCTGGGACCCTGAGCTGGGCGGATTCTGGCGGCGGCGACAACATCACCGAAGGCAACACCAGCGCGGAGGTTGTTGATACCGGCTCAGACGGTCACTTCAAGGTGGTCACTGAAGGCACGGAGGCGCTGAGGGTTGATTCAAGCCGTAGGTTGCTGATAGGGACAGATACTAACCGTACTGGTTTTTCGCTGCAACTTGAAGGTACTAACTACAATCAAGCGTCACTAAGTCTGACCAACAATCAAAATACGGGAAATTCGGGATACATATACCTTACCAAGACAAGAGGTACTGCAGTTGGGTCTAACACTATCGTTAATAATGGTGATCCACTTGGGATTATTGAGTTTTCTGGAGCTGATGGAAGCGCTCTTCAGGCTGCAGCAAAGATCGAAGCTCGTGTAGACGGCACCCCCGGTACTAACGACATGCCGGGCAGGCTGGTCTTTTACACAACCGCAGACGGGTCGGTTTCGCCCACCGAGCGGGTGCGCCTTGACAACTATGGAAGACTTCTTGCCGGAACAACTGCGCCATCTGGCATTGGGATTTATGGGTCACTTGCCAAACATATGTTTGTCACTGCTGGCGCGTCTATTGACCAGGGTGTTGTTTTAGAAGCACCAACTGGTTATGGAAACAATCTAACTTTCAGGGCAAGTCAAGGGTCCGTTGGCTCCAACTCGCTTGTTACTAACGGCAAAAGCCTAGGCGCAATTAACTGGTTTGGCACAGATGGAACTTACGCGCAACGCGCCGTCACTATTGATGGTTTTGTAGATACAACGCCAGGCGCAAGCGATATGCCTGGCTCGCTTCAAATTGCGATATGCGACAACAACACAACCGATGTTAAACCTCGTTTCCGCATTTATCACAACGGAGAGTTAAATACTTACAGTAATGATAATTGCATCATGATTCACAGTGTCGATGCAGGCGGCACGACATATAACTATCTATTTGGAAGGCGAAGCTCAGGCGGTTTTGGTTCAGGTACAAACACCTTTGCGGTCCGCACCAACGGCAATGTTGTCAACACCAACAATTCCTATGGCTCACTTTCTGACGTCAAATTAAAGGAAAACATTGTTGACTCTGGCAGTCAGTGGGACGATGTTAAAGCCCTTCGGATACGTAAATACAATTTCAAGGCGGATACTGGGCAAGACACTCATACCCAATTAGGCGTAATTGCACAAGAGGTTGAGCTTGTTTCTCCTGGTCTTGTTTATGAAACTTCTGACACGGAAAGCATCAATGCTCCGGTGCTGGATGAAGATGGCAACCCTGTCCTTGATGCAAACAACGAGCCGACGTATAGAACCCAAGAGCACGAGCTTGGGACGGTTACCAAAAACGTCAACTACTCCGTGCTTTACATGAAGGCTGTTAAAGCACTTCAGGAGGCAATGACCAGAATTGAAGCACTAGAAACCGCCAACGCTTCCCTTGAGGCTCGCCTTACCGCACTTGAAAACGCCTGAGACTTACCACTAACCTGACCGCATCAACCCAATCCCATGGCTAACACCTACAGCTGGAAGATCGCCAACCTTGAGCGCGAAATCAGCGACGGTTTTGTGTTCACTGCTCATTACACCGTGAGCGCTGAATCTGATCAGCTCAAGCCTGACGGCACTGCATACACCAGCGGCGCATACGGCAGCGTTGGCTTCCAGCGTCCTGACAGCTTGGTTCCTTACGCTGATCTGACCGAAGCTGAAGTGATCGGCTGGGTGCAGGATGCCTTAGGTGGTGCTGAGAAGGTGGCTGAAATTCAAGCTGCCTTGGATGCCATCATCGCCAAGGAGATCACGCCTACTACTGAAGGCGGTGTGCCGTGGCAGTAAAGAGCAAAACGGCATTGGGGCGGATTGAACACCGCCCTGGAAAGCCTAAGAAAACCCGTCAAGGTGCGGGTCAACACTCAAAAGCCGTTAAACACGGAAGGAAGAAATATCGCGGCCAGGGCAGGTGAATGGATCGGCACACCCGCAACAACTGGCGCAAGATTATGTTTGCGCTAGAGGCTGCGGGTAAAACCGATTCTCTTTACTACAAGCGAGCCGTTGTGATCTGCAAGGGTGGGAAAGACCCGCTAGATCATGAAGATGTGAGGCTTGACGGTGGCGGCCATGCATGAGTTCAGCGATAGCGAGATGCGGTTGATCTACACCGCAGTCTTGGCCTACCGCGAACGAGGCAACGACAACCCATCAATCAGGCAACATCAAGCCGAGCTGTGGCGAATCCTGCAACGCCTCAAGCCGATGGCCTACTACCAAAGCTATTTGCAGGAGGTATGATCGTTGGGCCGCTTCTGGGGCGGCAATGCAAGGCCCTGACCGACGCCAACTCGGTCGGGGCTTTGTCTTTGAAAGACACTTTTCCCACCGGCCAAGTAACAGACAACGGTAGGATTTGGCGACGGTTTTTCTATTCAGATGATCAAGACCGCTTTCGCTGCTCTGGCCCTGACTGCTGTGGGTGTGGCCATCGCTCCTGAAGTCCAAGCCAAGCCCCAGGTCTACGCCAATCCTGAGTTCAATCAGGGCTGGGTGAAATCCACCAACGCCGGCGGTGTGCTCGATCTGCACATCGGTGTCGAGGATGGCCCCTTCTACATCCAAGCCGGTCCCTCCATGGCCACTGGCCTGGGCGACACCGTTTGGGGTGTTACCGGCAAGACCGGCGTCTCGGGCAAAGTGTCCGAGCAAATGGACCTCTACGCAGAAGTCAGCGCCGGCAAATTCGACGGCGGTGATGTTGCTTATGGCCTCAAAGTGGGTTCCAAATTTCGCTTCTGACGCCATACTGACGGCATCACACCAACACACGGGGTCGCCACGGCGGCCCTTTTTTGTGCAGCTGTACGAGCAGGCCTTGGTCACGCGCAACTATGCGCAGGCCTTTTGGCGCACCGTTGTGCTCGGCTGCATAAAGCCAGAAAACTGGGACTACTGTTTCCCGCTGGATCGCTGGCTTGTGCCATATCTTGACGACCTTCGGAAGTTCTATGCAGAACCCCCCTACGCTTCAGAGCGTGCAATCCTTGACGCACGAGGCCGTTAATCACCCCGCGCATTACACGCAAGGGGCGATCGAATGCATCGACGCGATCGAGGCGGCCCTGGGCCCTGATGGGTTCCGGGCATTCTGCAGAGGGTCAGCCATCAAATATCTTTGGCGCACCGATCTGAAGAACGGCCCAGAGGATCTGAGAAAGGCCCGCTGGTACATCGACCGACTGCTCGCTGATGAAGATTGACCAGTTCGAGGCCCCTGGCCTGAAGATCACCCGGACCTTCGATCCTTGGAATGGGGCCTATTGGATCGCTTGGAAACCCGACGTTTCGATGTGGTTCCAAGATCGAAAAGCCATGCTCAAGTTCGTTGCGTGGCCACCCAAAACGCCGACGGGTGATCGCTTGCGCGAATGGTTGAAAAGCTTTGAAAGTGACGCGCCAACTAAAGGCCAGCCCGTTGCCGAAGAATTAAGCGAAGAGGTGCTGAAAACTGGATTCGGGCCAGAATGTCACTTGGATGAAACCGATCCAAATTTTCAAACTAGGACTGTGATCTGATGCAAAGGATCTTCAACCTGCTGGGCCTGGCCGGCTTCCTGCTGTCGGGTTCGATGACCGCGGCCCTGGTGATCTCGTTCATGCAAATGGACTCGATCCAAAAAAAGGCTGTGCAGCGGATCACCGGCGAAATCACAAGCGCCGTTGAGAAGGAACTCACCGGCAAGCTCGACGGCAAGTTTGACGGCATGATGCAATCCCTGCCAACGACGACGGGCCCCGCTGTTCCGTTCTTGAAAAAATGAAGAAGGAGGGCCTTTGGTACGACCCCGTTAATGGCCTCTATGGCTACGACGTGGACTATCTGCCGGACATCATCTGCGAGCTGCTTGAGGGATGCCTGAGATCCGGTCAGTCACCATCAAACCTCTACCACTTCCAGAGGTCCGAGGCCTTCCAGAAATTAGAACACTGCCGGCTTCGCCCCCTGTCACCCTCCGACCAGGACTAGCGCCGCCGATCATTCAGATGCCTGGGTGTGTTCCTGTCCACCCAGACCAGCAGCTAAACCCTTCACTACTCAAGGATGACCCCAACAGGGTTGGCATGTTCTGCCCTGAGGGGGAGGTGCCATCGTTCAACCCAATGGACTTTCGGCCTAGTGAGCTGAACATTCTGGAGGCCGCCCCAGCCAATCAAAACAATGAAAAGGACCAGGCCAAGCCGTCTCCTGAACTACCGGGAATCCCGCGATTACCTCGAACAGATGCGCCGACAGCTCAGGAGGCAAAACCTGCAGCAGAGAAGCCATTCATTGAGCAGGCCATCGACGGCCTCCCGGATGTGGGAGCAGTGGTCACGACGACCACGATTGCCTTGGTGGCTACGACTTCTGCCCTGGTGGCCAAACCGCTGGCGGACCTAATCCTGAAGACGATCAAGCCCACCGTCAAAAAGACGGTGAGGGCTATTGCGAAGCTCCGCGGGAAAACGGTTCCACTGGAATCGGTATGGGAGCGGAGGGTTTCACAGCGGGAGCGGAACCTGGCTGTGAGGACGTTGCGGCGGGCTTTGAAACCGTGAGCCGGTGAACGTGCGGCACGGGCTTTTGGCCAGGGATAGGGCCTAGGACAACGTCCGAACAGATCACGAAATATTGGCTCTTGGGGTGGAAGCTGATGCCCTTCTGGGCCAGCTCGCCGCAGTTTTTGAGCCGGGCCAGCTCAAAGTCAAGCCTCTTGTTGGCGAGGATCTGCCGCTGCAGTGCGGTCTGGGTATCGGCCGCGGCTTTGCAGCGCTCTTGAATCCCACCGTCTAGTGGGAAGGAGATGGTGGCACTGATGCCAAAGTTCAGCGCGTGCGAATCCTTTTGGTTTGAATTTCTTCGGTCCTCATAAAGTATTCGGCCGGGGTTGTCGGGTACGCCGTCCTCATTAACGTCCGAGGTGTCATAGACCGGAGTGGTCAGTGTTGGGGTGTAGGGCAAGGCGTAGGACTTGCTCTTGGTGACAAACGGCGAGAGATTAAACGTTGGACCTTGGCACGCAATCGACCCGCCAAAGTTTGCATTGGGATAGGGCCCGGTCAGCATCTGAATAGCCTGGTTTGTTACTGACCCATTGCTCACAGACGACGGCGCTGCCGTTGCGTTCACCTGCGCAATCGCTGCCGAAGGGCTAAGGATTACTGCCCAAAGACAGAGGTGGTTGAGGTAGTGGACTCTACGAGCGTGGTTCGCTCCACGGTGGTCACCTTCGACAGGCCTGGGCCGCTGTACGACTCGGTCAGTTGAAAGCTGCCGCCTGGTGTTGTCATTGTCCACGCTGGCTTTGCTTCTAGTGCGAGTCCCGTCCACGAAGAAGTGATGCCATCAGTGGTTTGCGTTTGCACAGTTTCAGCCCCCGGAATCATGGAGGTGCCGGAATGGCTGACGCCTGTGCCGCTTGTTGAATAAACGTAGCCCGTTTGATAGTCAACGGACCGGATTGATTCCGTGATCTGAGTTTTTGACTCCGTGTGCGAAGTCATTGTGCCCGTGTTGAAATTTGGCACAAGCGGGGCCGCGCTACAGGGCCCCGCCAGAAGCAACAGAACAGCAAGCCGGCGCATCAGTTGCCGACGGTGATTTCGGTGACCACTTGGCCGGTGAAGCTAGTGCCAGCCCCACCCGCTGTGCCGGTGATGCCATGGCCTGAGGTAATGGTCCCTGCCAAGGATCCGGCCACCCCACCGCTAGTTGTCGTGGTCTCACCGAGCAGCGGCAGGCTGCCCACCACCCCGCTGGTCACGGTGGTGCTAGTGGTGCTTGTGCTGTCCCCTTCTATGTAGCTGGTCGAGAAGGAGAAGGCAGCCCCGTCGGTGGCTTGAGTTGCGCTGATGGTGGTGATAGAAGGGACACCGTTAGTAACAGTCCCAAAACCGCCAAGAGCGCCAGAATTTGTTCCATCAGTAGTGGAAGCTCCTGTCCCCGATACGGAGTAGACAGTGGGGACTCTTGTGGCTGCGCTTGCGGCTCCATCGACGGACAGTTGGATGCTGGATTGGATTTTGTGCGTGATATCAGCTTGAGCCGGAGCCGCCGAAATCACGAACGCCAGGGCTAGGAGTCGCTTCATTTCTTAGGCGTGCTCGTAGTGTTTGGTTCCTCAACTCTAGGGCCGTCTTTCTTGTTGTTGTTCTTGCCAACGCTGACGCCCATCGATCCCAGAATGCCGGTCAACAGCGAGGCCGGGAACGTGGGGTCCATCGCTTTGACGTGGCCCAGATAGTTAAGACTTAAGCAAGCCAAAGCCCAAGCCAAAATCACAATCCGAACAAAGTCAGCTAGCCAGCTGTGGTCTTGTTCCTCGCGCTCGTTTGCCATGATGGATAGAGGTCTTCAGGACGTGGTAGAGCTTGGGGCGGCTGTGATTGGGGCCACCGTTTCAGGCCTGCTTATTAGCCTTAATGGCCACAACAAGAGAACCGCGCAGGATCGCGATTGCTTGGTGCGGCTCAGTGCCAGCGTAGACAATATGGCCAACCAGCTAGAAGAGCTGCACCGCGATCTCAGGACTGAGCGCGTCGAAATTTTCAGCCGCCTCAATGCTGCAGAGCAGGCAATCGCTCGCCTTGAAGGGGCCAGAAAGGCTGCCTAGACTTTCTGTAACTGCTACGCGGTAATGATTGCTCTCGTTCGCCCTATTCTCTTCGCCTTCCTGCAGTCGCACTCCGTCAAAAAGTTGGTGCTAGATCTCTGCCGGGCCCTGGCCGAGAAGACCGACAACAAGATTGACGACCAACTGTGCAACATGCTTGAACGGGCCATGTTCCCTAAGCAGAATTGAGCCATGTTCGACTGGCTCATTCCGACGGTGATTCAGCTCGAAAAGTTCTTTAACTACTACGACCCTGACCGGCCGCATCAGCGGGCAGCAATCCAAAAGCTGCAAGAAGACATGCCGAGCGAACTACTCAGCCATGACGCTGAGTGGTTTGAGATCTGGAAAGCCGGCGGCAAGATAACGCCGTTCAAGATTCCATATTTCAACCAGATGGCCCTACCAAGCGGCCATCGGAAATGCTTCACCGCTGCCATGGCGATGATTGCCGCGCACTATGGCACCGTTGAAACCCAAGAGGAATACAACCAGATCCGCGCCAAGTACGGCGACACCACCGAGGTCAGCGCCCAGCTGCGGGCCCTTGAAGAGCTAGGCCTGCGGCCTCAGTTCGTAACCGATGCCACCGAGGATGAGATCGAGGCAGAAGTTGACGCGGGCCGCATCGTGGCCGTTGGCTGGTTGACCCAAGGCCCACTCGATGCGCCCACAGGCATTGGCCATTGGTCTGTCGTGCTTGGCTACTCCCAGAAAGGCTTTTGGATGCATGACCCGCGGGGTCGGTACGACCTGCAGCGCGGCCGCCTGGTAGACCCGGAAGGTGGCGAGGGTGTGTTCTACAACCGCAGGGAATTTCTGCAGCGCTTTAGCCCGGAAGGGCCGGGCCATGGCTGGGCCATCCTTGTGGACCCCCTACCGCCTGTGATGCCCCTCTGAGGGCTTTTGCGCGAGCTGCTGGACGTACATCTCGCAGGCTTGGCGATAGTGCCACTCGGCCTGCCAGTCTTGCCGGTGCTCTTTGATCATTCCGGCGTAAGTAACGCGCCAGATTCTTGAACCGTCAGCCTTAGTTATTTGTTCAATTTGTGGCGGATGCATACAGCTATCCTTAAAACTCTGCCACTCGCTCATGGCTTGGGGCTCATGGATGGTTGTCAATTTAACGATCGAGGAAGAACTTCAGATCGAAGCGTTGGCACGAACTGCAATAAATCACCCAGAACATGACAAAGTGGCCGATTTGTGCGCCTCTTTGGTCAAACAAAACGCATATCAGAAGAAAATCCTGCAGCAAGCGGTCAGGTACATTTCCGAGCTTGAGATCAAAAACGCACTGGCTGAAGACGTAGCAGATACCCCCTGGCGGCGGTTCTTAAACGGGAACCCTATAGCCGCTGTATTTGGAAAGCTCAAGTTTTAGTTTGTTCACGCCTTTGACTTCGAGCTGACGGATCGACTCACGGCTCACCCCTTGCTCACGGCCCAGCTCTACACGGGTCTTGGGTGCCTTGCCGTCTAGCCCAAAGCAGGCAGACACAACACTCCTCTCACGTTCCGTCAGGCGAAAAAAGGCCAGCTGCAGCTGCTCGTACACCTCCTCCTTCGTCACCTCAAGCATCAGGAGGTTGGCCTCCGATTCGTCGGCGATCAGGTCAATCAGCGGGCTCCCGTCTTCCTTGCACAGGCTGTCAAGGCTGCGGTGAGTGTTGGTGCGGGCCACGAGGTTGGCGAAGTCCTGTGGCGTCATTTCGACATGCTCCGCAAGCTCTCGGATCGAGGGCTCGTAGCCGCTCTCCTGCAGACAATCGCGCTTGTAGTTGCTGGCCTTCTGCAGCTTTTCGAGCATGTGCTGCGGAACGCGCACCACGCGATCCTTGGTGTAGATGGCCCTGGTGATGCCTTGGCGGATCCACCAGTAGGAGTACGTCGAGAACTTGTAGCCCTTGGTCGGGTCAAACAGATCAACCGCACGATCGAGGCCTAGCGTTCCCTCTTGGATCAGATCCTCAAAGGCCAAGCCACCATTGCGCAGAAGCTTGGTGTATTTCTTGGCCACATTCACAACAAGGCGCAGGTTGTGAACGATCATGCGCTCCTTTGCCTTTTTGCCGAGGCGCACTTCGCGGCGCTCTCGTGGCGTCAAAGGTTCTTCCTTCTTTTCTAGTTCGAGGCCGCGCTGAACTTGCCTGGCCAGCGTGATTTCTTCGTCGGCAGTCAGGAGACGGTGCCTGCCGATTTCATTCAGATAGGAGCTGATCGAATCGGAGGCCATGAAGATA